CCGCAGCTTACCGCAGATACCCTTAAAAAGAACTACGGGTACGCAGGAATCGATTTTGTAAATGTAGTTAAGGAAATGTCCATTGACGATATAAAAGCCATACAGAAGCATTTTCAGAGCCTTATACAGGATGATGATAAAATGCAGAAGCAGAGTATATCAATGAGCATTATCCTGACAGCAGATAAAATCGCAACAGATCAGCTATTCCATGATAGCCAGTACATTGACATTGAGACGGCTAAGAATCTTCTGACAGAGAAAGAAATGGTATCTGAAAACGAACGCGCTTACTGGTTCGTGCTTGATAAGATTGCCATGAACGGAATTAAATTCGATGATAACCCAGATATAAAAACAGAAAGATGGGGAATTATTGACAATGATCCGGTAGAAAAAACGTCAACTGCAATAATCTATAGCGCAGCGTTTGATGATTTATGCAAAATCGGAAGATTCTCAAGAAAAGCATTTTTGTCATGGGCTGTTAAGAAGGGACTTGTGGAAACTGACAGCAGAGGTTATCCGACCAAAGCAAAAAAACTTGACGGAATTGTCACCAAATGTGTGTTTTTGAAAATTGTAGATGAAATTCCGAAAGGATTCGTGAATTGTAGTGATGATTTTGAAATTACGGACGATATTGTGTTTGATTAACAAACAATTCGTTCAAAAGGTAACCGGGTAACCTAGGTAACCTTTGATTCTGTATATATATATTTGAGTATTTATATGCACATATTGAGTATAAAAGTTTCCCTATATGAGAAAGTCAGGGTTACTCGGTTACTCGGTTACCTACCTGTAAAATCAATGGTTTACACAAATTAGTACGGTTACTTTACGGTTAACAAAGGTTACTTATATTAAAATAATATAAATATATTATATTTATAAAATAAAATTAAATAGAGCGTATACAGTATATTGTATACAATATTCAAAGGAGATGATAAAAATAAAAGTAGAAGCAAAGGATATTCCGTATATTCAAAAATTTATGACTGAATTTTGGAAAGCTATAAAAGATTTCTATTCAGCCGAACTTACAGACGAATATTCTAAGCAGGCCACTGATCGTCTGATAGAGCTTGGAGAGTATGCGGAAATGTGTCCTGATGATAATGATAAACAGTTTATCAAGAATTGTCTAGTTGCTTTTAATAAGTTATTAGATTCCAAACAGAGGGAAGTGAGAAAGAATGTACAACACTAAGAACAAATACGAACAGGGACAGGCTCTTAGAAAAGAAATCTACATGTATGTAGTAAGCTACTTTAAACTTGTTGGATACGCACTATCGGTCAGCGAGATTTGTGAGAAGGTAGATGCAAGCAGAGCCACCATCTGGAGACATTTGAACCAGCTTATTGATGATGGGTTGCTTAAAACAGCACACCCGAGTACTGATAGAGCCTATGCTCCGACAGGATACGGGTTCGGAAAGGTGAAGAAATGAATAAAATGCGTGAATATGAACGCGGCAGAGAAGATGGTCTTGACCTTGCTAGACGAATCACCAGAGAGGGCGGTCTTGAAGCCCTCGAAAAGGAATGCAGATTCAGGGGAGTAACAGGAATACATACTTCCCTGGCAAGAAAGGACCTGGACAAAGCATCTGAGAAGATCAAACAGCTTGTATCTGAATGCTGCGTGATCATGGCGATAGCTGTCCTGCATGATGAATTTGGATTCGGTCAGAAAAGATGCCAGAAGTTCATGGCAGGCATGGACAAAGCTTCGGACTATATCAATCAGGGCTTGGCTGAATGGATTGATTATGTGCAGGCTATCAAGGAAGAACTAGGAATTGAATTAAGCTTTTCAGGAGAAATAAAAAGTCATGCAGAATAACGGGCAGGTAGCATTTGGCTAAATGAAAGTAGGACGAGAAATGAAAATTAAGTTAAAAGAAATCAGCAGAGACGATTTAAAGGTAGGAGATACCGTTGGAATTGCCAGAACGGTGAATTGCGGGTGGTTATCGACGTTCCGACATAGAAAAATTATTCCGGTTAAGATTACAAGAATCACTCCAAAAAGAACCAAGATCGAAACAGATATATATGAAGAACATGGAAAAAGCGAAAAGTTTTACGAATACGATGAAAATGCCAGAAAAGAAAATGAACTTGCGGAGAAGTTTATTCTGGTAAAAGATATGGAGTTTGAGCTTAATCAGTTTGAAAACAAATATGGGCTGAAACGGATGGATGACGAAGATATTCTCGAGATGGCTGATTACGTAGAAAAGATAATGAAAATTTTAGGCAAATACAGAAAGGAATAACGAACGCCCGGTAAACCGAGGCTGTATCAAAATTAGAATGGTGAATTGATACATAAATAAATATAGAAATCATGGAGGACTGCACAATAGCGTGCCAGTTGATTACATGGGGAAAGTGAGGATGAAAATGGATTATAAATACTGTAGATGTGGATGCGGTGGAATTATAGGACAATACAGTAAAGTGAAAGGATTCACTTGTGAAAGATGCAATAAAGAGTACCAATTATCAGAGCTAAAATTTGATTGGATTGCATCGAACGAAAAGACAGGATGGCTGTTTCCGATGTTGAATAAGGAGGACGCAAAATGTTAATCAGAAGTCAGGATAAAAAGGAACTTGTTCAAATGAATAAAATACTTATTCAAGTATCAGGAACAGAGGTTATATGCTATGACATATCATGTATTGCAGACGAAGGGTATGTGCGTTTGGGAAAATATGAGTCAGAAACAAAAGCCATAAAAGTACTGGATATGATTCAGGAAGCCTATGTAAATGGACATATTGATTATCAGATGCCAGAGGACAGTGAGGTGGTTGTATGATTACATTCTTATTAGGATTCACCCTTGGAACCATATTCGGAGTGGCTGGTCTTGTATGTGTGGCGATCATGTACGACAAGCACCACCCAGACGATTAGAAAGGAGACCGGTATGCTGACAAGGAACAAAAAGCTGAAAGACTACGGTATTCCGGCAGAAGACATTGAAAAACTGAATGCGATGCTGAAAGACTTTCCGGCAGAGTACGGATACCTGCTTTCCAGTGCCGCCTTGTCAGCTTGCCCGAAAAACACGGTGATAGCAGATATGGTTATTGAGAATATCTTGCACCGGAAAAGTTACAGGAAAATCAGCAGAGAAAGATATATCCCGATGAATCCGAAGGACTTTTACGGATACAGACGCAAGACCGTCGCTGTACTGTATGAGAGGATGCGGTTGTTGGGAATGTGGGAGGATGAATAAATGCGTTTAATTGATGCAGACAAAATAATTGACTCTCTTGGAAATTCGGATATGGATTTTGCAATAGGTGCAGTTATTGACGAACAGCCGACAGCTTTTGATGTGGACAAGGTTATCAACGAATTGAAAAGAGATAAATTCATCGAATCCGAATGTATCTTATCTGATGTACATCAAGGATACAATGCTGGACTGAGCAGGGCGGTAGAAATCGTGAAAGGCGGTGGAGTTGAATGAGCAAATGGCATGTAAGTGTCGGAATGAGCTTATCAATTGATTATGACGATATTGAAGCCGATACAAAAGAAGAAGCTGAGAAAATAGCAAAAAGTAAAGCATTGGAAGACATTGATTACAACAATTGTGATTGTGATACTGGCTATCCAATAGTGTATTGTTGTCTTAAGGAGGAATTATGAGTAAATCAGTATTAGTGATTGATACGCCAGAAAATTGTGTAGATTGTATATTTTGTCAGGAATTCAATACAAGAAGTAGAGAATATGCATATTGCTATGCAGTGAATGGTGATAGTGAAAATGATATGAAACTAATTAACTGTGTATACGGATATCGTCAATCTAAACCTGATTGGTGTCCACTTATGGACTTGCCGGAGAAAGATAAGGAGGAAGAAAATGAGTAAATCAGTATTAGTGATAGACGCACCAGAAAATTGCTATGATTGCCCGTTCGGAACTTCATACTGCGGTGAACTTGAATATGAGGGATACTGTGAATTAGCCGATTGTTTAGATTATGATGTAATTCTGATGACAGAAGAACATTATGATTACGAAAGCAAATCAAGACCTGATTGGTGTCCGCTTATGGACTTGCCAGAGAAAGACAATGGAAATTATCCGGCTAATACATTTGATGCAGGATTTGTGGAGGGTTGGAATCAGTGCATTGATGAGATTGCAGGAGGTGAAGTAGATGATTGATTTAGCGAATAAATGCGTATTAATCAGAACGTATGAAGAGTATGAAAATATTCTGAAAGTAGCAAAGAAACAGGGATATAGATGGTACGGCGGAAAAGAAGCGTATCCATATCCCTTTGAAGAGCAGCAGATCCCGGATATATTAAAGTTCTATGGCAATAAAGAACTAACAAGAAATGCCGACCTTGCACCGGGATATGAATTAGTAAAAGCATCAGACGTAATTGAATATGAGAAGGAGCTCAAAGAGGCTATAAGACTTGCTAGAATATTTGTTAAAAACCCAGACAGAACATTGATTGACTCGCTTATTAAGTCCTTAAAGTTGCTTGCAGATACTGTAGAAAGTCAGATGAAAGAGGTGAAGTAGATGGAGAGATTAACAGAAAGAGAAAGAAATGTTGATGGTACAGGAGTTGCAAAAGAAGAAATTACGGATGGATTATTAAAACCGTTTGCGGATAAAATTCTTACGAAACTTGCTGTTTATGAAGACTTAGAAGAACAGGGATTGCTTGTGAGATTGCCGTGTAAGGTTGGGGATATGGTATGGGATAACGATTTTGGATATCCGGAATCGTATGAAATAAAAGCATTTTCATATGGATATTGTGACAGTTATGTTGAGCCAGATATAGAAGATGAAATTATATTTTATTACGAAAACTATACAGGTTCAATAACAGGAGCTTTTCCAATGAGCGAAATTGGTAAAACCATATTCTTTACCCGTGAAGAAGCCGTGAAAAAGTTGGAGGAGATGAAGAAATGAATAACAGACCTACACCAGAAATAACGCCAAACCTTGCTATATCAGCATACCACGTACTACAGCAATATTGTACTGGACAGCCAGCGAATTGCAAAGGCTGCGGATTCTACGAATACTGTCCAGAATGTTTTCGAGGCATGCCATGTGACTGGAGCTTGAATGAAGAAGGTGAAATAAATGAAACTGAGAAAGGCAACACTGATTGACTACGGAGTGCCGCCGGACGATATACCGACATTACAAAGTCATTTACGGAATCTTAACGAGAGTGACAAATACAATCTGTTGCAGGTATCCATCAAATACGCACCCGGCATTGAATCGCAAATCTATGACAGTATCGTGAACAGTATCGGATATCGGACGATGGAAAAGATCAGGACAGTTCCCGCAACGGAAAATGACTTCTATGGCTACAAACGTAAGGTCATGGCGGAATATTATCATCTGGCCAAATTAATTGGCAGACTTTAAAAAACTTAAAAATTTATAAAAGTGGTAGAGAGCTACGTGCGCCCTAGTGTGGTATTATAGTATATATAACTATAACTATGCTAGGGCGTTTTAATTCAGAAAGGATATGATTGGATGTTAATAGGATGGCAAACGAGGAAAATTTAAAACCTTTTAAACCTGGTCGAAGCAGTGAGGAAGCAGCGAAAAACGGCCAAAAAGGCGGCATTGCTTCTGGTCAGTCTCGCCGTCAAAAGAAAACCCTTTCTGAATTAGCAAAAATGATAGCTGAGAACCCTGCTCCGACTGCTGCAAAGAAGAAACTCACAAAAATGGGAATATCTGATGAGGATGCAAATAACAATGCCTGTATTGTAGCTGCCGTATATAATAAAGCCATCAAAGGAAATATGCAGGCAGTGGACAAATGGGAACAGTTGGTAGCCGTATCAAAATCAGACGAAAGCAAATATGAGCTTCCTGCCAGAGTACTTGGTAAGGCATTCGTGGATATTAACCGGCAAATCAAGCCTAATATCGAATATGTATTCGAGGGTGGTCGAGGCGGTCTGAAATCTTCATTCGTAGCTTTTAAGATTGTTGAACTTATTAAGAACAATCCTCAGATGCACGCCTGCATTACAAGACAGGTGGCCGGTACTCTGAAAGATTCCGTATATGCTAACATGAAATGGGCTATCAACGAACTTGGACTGATGGAAGAATTTGAATGTAAGGTGTCGCCGCTTGAAATCAAATATATTAAGACGGGGCAGACAATATACTTCCGTGGTCTGGACGATGAAACCAAGCTGAAATCCATTAAGCCGGAATTTGGCTACATTGGAATCCTCTGGAAAGAGGAAAAAGATCAAATGAAGGGAGATGCTCAGGAACGTTCTGTTAATCAGTCAGTGCTTCGTGGTGGTGACGAGTCCTATGATTTTTCATCGTATAACCCACCAAAATCAAAATCAAACTGGGTAAACAGGATTAAGCTCATGCCTAACCCAAAAAGAGTTATCCATCATTCGAGTTATCTGGAAGCTCCGGCGGAGTGGCTCGGACAGAAGTTTATTGACGATGCAGCACATCTGAAAGAAATCAATCCAGAAGCCTATGAACATGAATACCTGGGTGTCCCGAATGGTGACGGCGGAAACGTATTTGAGTATCTGGAAATCAGAGATATTACAGACGAAGAGATCAGCCACATGGACCGCATTTTCGCTGGTGTAGATTATGGATGGTACCCGGATGCCTTCTGCTATCTCCGAACTTATTATGATTCTGCCAGAGAGAAGATATATCTGATTGACGAGCTGTATGTAAATAAATGGAGCAACTCTAAGACTGCTGATTGGATCAAGAAAAAAGGCTATGATGATTACACAATGATATGTGATTCTGCGGAGCCTAAATCCGTGAACGACTTCCGGGACGCCGGACTCCCTGCCAGAGGAGCAATCAAAGGGCCGGGAAGTATCGAGTATGGTTTCAAATTCTTACAGACAAAGACCATAGTCATTGATCCAAAGCGAACACCAAATGCATACAAGGAAATTACGGAGTATGAGTATGATCGGGACAAAGAGGGGAATGTAATAAGTGGTTATCCTGATGGAAATGATCACGCAATCTCGGCACTTAGATATGCTTATGAGCCGTTATTTAACAGAAGGGGGAATAGTGCATAATGAGTAGAATAGGAACAGAACTACCGAAAGAGTATTCAGACAGATTTGACAAATTACGCCAGAATCGAGTAGAAGTCAGCTTTTACAAATATGGCGCAGCAGCAGACAACTTCGGAATGAAATTAGTAGATGCACTTGAATCACACGATATGTGCATTAAAAAATATAAAGAAACTGGAAATACAGAATATCTTTGTGATGCAGCAAATTATCTCATGTTTGAATTTATGTATCCACAGATTCCGAATGCATTTTTCAAAGCAACAGATAGCGGAGAGAGTGCCGGAGTTGCCGGAACGCCAATAAATCAGCTAAAAGAAAAATGGTGACTAAATGGGACTTATAACAACACTAAAAAGGTGGTTTAACATGATATTCAAAAAACAAGCCGAAGAGGATTTTAATATCCAAGCAGCAGAATTCCCGGAGATGGAATCACTGATTAACCGGTGTGCGAACATTTACAGAGGTGCACCGGAATGGTTAGATGATAAGAATAATATCAAGACGATTAATTTTGCTAAATCTGTGTGTTCTGAGACTGCCAGACTTGCAACACTGGCGATCGGCATTCAGATAGACGGCTCTGCAAGGGCAACATGGTTACAGGAGCAGATAGACAAGGTATACTTCCAGATTCGGCACTGGGTGGAATATGGATGCGCTTACGGAACAGTGTTCATTAAGCCGAACGGCGAAAGCCTTGACGTATTCACTCCGGCAGATGTGATGATTGTGGATTACGATAATCAGGAAATCAAAGGGATTATATTCAAGGATTCTTACACCGTTGGTAGAAAGTACTACACAAGGCTCGAATATCACAGGTTTGTTGAGACAACTGTGGACGGAGTGACGGTCTATCCGTACTACGTTTCTAACAGAGTCTATGTATCAAAATCCCCTCAGTCAATCGGTGATAAAATTGACCTTAAACAGACCAAATGGGCTGACTTAATGGCAGATACGCCACCGATTCTCAAAACAAACGGTGAGAAGCTGGACGGGCCTCTGTACGGAGTACTGCGGACGCCGCAAGCGAATAACGTGGATATTAATGCACCATTGGGATTGCCGATTTTTGCCGAAGCTATCGAGGAGTTAAAAGACCTCGACATTGCATACAGCCGTAATGCCGGAGAGATTTTTGACTCTCAGAAGATTGTTCTGGCAGATGATAGACTGCTGATGCCAAGCGGTACACCTGTATCAGCCATGTCGCCACAGGGCATGGAAAACAGACGGAATGAAATGAACTTACCGCACTTTGTCAAGAATGTATTTGGTGAAGGACAGGATACGTTCTATCAAGAAATCAATCCACAGCTCAATACAGATACCCGTATAAGCGGAATAAATGCCCTTTTAAGCCAGTTGGGGTATAAGATTGGATTCTCCAACGGATATTTTGTTTTTAACGAATCTAGCGGCATTCAGACAGCTACAGGAGTAGAAGCAGAACAGCAGAGGACAGTGCAGTTCATTAAAGATGTAAGGGATAAGTTGGAGTCTTGCCTAGATGAAGTTATATACGCACTGAACGTTTACGCTGATCTGTACGGACTTGCACCTGTTGGAGCTTATGAAGTCAATTATGATTTCGGAGATATTCTGTATGTACGTGAAAACGACCGTGCAAGATGGTGGCAGTATGTGACCACTGGCAAGGTTCCGGCATGGCTGTATTTCGTGAAATTTGAAGGAATGACCGAGGAAGAAGCGAAAGCAATGGTCAAAGAAGCTCAACCAGACGAGCCAACACTATTCGGAGAGGAGTAAGAAGATGGCAGATAAACCAGTAACAAGGGAAGAAAAATATCTTGCGTACTTGACAGGTGATTACACAGGTGAAATTCCAAAACCAATCACACGAAAAGAGAAATATTTATACGAATTGTGCCTAAAAGGAATAGGTGGCGAGATTTCTCCGGAAGAAATCAAAGCCGCAGTAAATGAGTACCTTGAAAAGAATCCAGTCAAACCCGGAGCCACGACAGAACAGGTACAACAGATTGAGCAGAACAAGACGGAGATTGCTTCGCTAAAGGAAGATATAGGTTATGTAACAGAAACAATATATGGTGACAATTTTTTAAAAACACTTGAGACTGTCAAAACCGAATTATACCATGCAAAGCATACTTGGTTCATTCCACTTAATTTATATAGCCAAGGTGACACAATGTTGTTTTATTTCCCGACACTATCAGATGGCTCGTATCAAACATATTTATGTGACGAAAGCAAGGTTGCTGTACAGGGTATTACTGTTGCAGTCAAAGATCATTATAGTACAGTTGAATATCCTAAGTTTGGAAAAAAATATGCATATCTCCGTATGTATGCGGAAAAATCTACGGATGTATGTTATATAAAAAAAATGAGTTTAACAATATTAAGTGTTATTGATGGGTTTACACAAAAAAATATACATTCATTGCTTGTTGACAATACCGGGAATACAGACGTGTCTAGGGATGTGCAAATGCTTATAAATAAATTGGAAGCGGACGATGTTGAGATTTATTTCCCAAAAGGAAAGTATCTCTTTTCTAATACTATCAATCATAAAAAAGGAAATGTGACTTTTAGATGTGCAGATGGTGTAGAAATGATTATTAATTCCAGTCCGGTTTATACAACATTTAACATATCTGGGGCGGATATTCCACCTTATTCTTTAGGTACATTTAAAATAATCGGCGGCCATTGGACAACTACAAGACCTTTTGATGTTTCTGGAGACAGTATAAGCACAGGTTTTCAATTAACAAAAATGGGTGGCGCGACTATTATAAATGCCACTTTCGAAGAATTAATGCAGAGTAATCACCTATTTGATATATCAGGAACAAAAAATATATTGATACAAGGATGCACATTCAGAGGTACATTTTTTAATCCATCACAAAAACCGAATAAGTACGGAAATTTTGAAATGATACAAATTGACCTAGCAAGCGGAATTAATCTATCTATTTGTACCGAAAACGGGCATAACGAGTGTACAAAAAATGTTGCTATAAAAGATTGCGTGTTTGAGCCAAGTGGCAAAGATAATTGTTACTTATACAGACCAGTAGGAATACATTTTGGTGGAACTTTGACTAATAATGTGGTTGACTGGTACGATAATATAAAAATCGAAAACAACATTTTCCACAATGTTTTAGGACGGGCGATAGAAGTTTCTTGTGCAAGAAATGTATCAGTAAAGGGGAATATTTTCAAACAAGAGACGGAAATAATTGATGGAATAATAAAATGTGGAAGTGTAAGATGGGGTAATACTGCTACCTGGGCAACGTTTAACGGTATTTCTGATAAACAACGATATAATTGTATGAATATCAGTATTCTCGACAATATGCTTAGTTGTAGTGTAGATTCTGATGAAATGTTTATAGATGCGTTCCCAGTATTAGATACATCTAGTATGTATGTTAATTCGTCTGGTAGCCCTTTAACAAAAATGGCAAAGAATGTAACTATCAAAGGCAATACTGGTGATTTGAATATAAGAGCCAATAATATCCATATGTTGAACATCAATAATAATGATGTTCCAAATGTGTATGTTGACAACAACAGTTAATTAACTAAAGAGGGCTTTAGTTAACCAGAAAAAAACTAAAACATGTACCACGACTTTTGACGAAAGAGGTGATATACTATGCTTAGTCCTGAATATTTACGCCGGATAACAGAGGGCAGTGAACAGATTGCCGAGGAACTGCATCAGTATATCATCTCTGAGATCGTGTCAAGGATGATGGCAAGAATCGGCAGAGGTGAGGATTATATTCTGACCAATGCCGATGCGTGGAGAATTAGAACGCTACAGGAATCTGGTGAGCTACTAGAGGATATTCTGGCAGAATTATCCAGATATACCAAACGTGAACAGCAGGAACTCCTTGAAGCGTTTGAAGATGCCGGAATCGCTGCAATGAACTATGATGATAAGATATACAAGGCGGCAGGATTAAGCCCTGTACCGCTTGAACAATCCCCGACTATGATAAGGCTCATGGAGCGGAATATGCTTGCGACTATGGGCGAGTGGAAGAACTTCACAAGAACAACTGCAAGTGCCGCTCAAAAGCTCTATATCGAGCAATGTGACCTTGCGTATAACCATGTGATGACTGGGGCAGTCGGATATACGCAAGCCATTAAAGAAGCAGTTAATAATGTTGTGAATGGTGCGACTGTCACATATCCATCTGGTAGAAAAGACACGATTGAAACAGCGGTAGCCCGCTCTGTCAGAACTGGCGTGGCTCAAGCTACCGGAGATATATCCCTAAAACGTATGGAAGAAATGGACTGGGATTTAGTTCTGGTCAGTGCACACATGGGAGCCAGAACGGGTGATGGCGGTCAGAATCCCGGAAATCACTCATGGTGGCAAGGTAAGATATATTCTCGTTCTGGCAAGAGCAAGAAATTTCCACCTTTTTCATTGACTGGATATGGGACAGCAAGTGGACTGTCAGGGGTAAACTGTCGGCATAGTTTCGGAGCCAGTGATGGAGAATTTAATCCTTATGCAGAACTATCAGCACAGGACAAAGCTGACAAAGGCAAACAGTACGAAAAGGAACAACGGCAACGTACTTATGAGCGAAGAATCAGAAAGACAAAGAGAGAAGTTCTCGGAATGCAAGCGGCAGTTAATAACTGCAAGGACGAACAGGCAAGATTTGCACTCCAACAAGACCTTGACCGGAAGTCTTATCTTCTACAAAAGCAAAATACTGCATACAAAGATTACTGCAAGCAGAACAACCTGAGGGAACTGCAAGACCGGCTCATGATTGCTAAGTGGAACCGCCAGAACGCTGCAAAAGCCAGAGGAGCGGCAAAACGATATAAAACAGCAAAGGGGATTGACTGATGGACAGATGGGAATATTTCAATCCTAATCCTATTAAGGGTAAGAGAACCGGAGATTGTGTTGTCCGGGCAATATGTAAAGCAACTGGCTTCGACTGGGAAACAATATTCGCCGGATTAATGATACAGGCGTGTACTCTGTCAGATATGCCGAGCGCAAATTATGTCTGGGGAGCGTATCTCTATAAACATGGGTACAGACGCAAACTGATTGAACAGTCAGAGCGATATATCTATACAGTCAACGACTTTTGCACAGACCATCCGACAGGTACATATATCCTCTGCATAGATGGTCATGTAGTGGCAGTACAAGAGGGCAAATATTTCGATACATGGGATTCCGGTAATGAAATCCCGGTATATTACTGGGAAAAGGAGAATAAATGAGCATATCAGAATTTGTACAGATTTCCCTCTCTATCTGTGGAGGGGTGTCCATTGTCGGAGGGGCGGCAGCCGTGATTTTTAAATGGATTACTCCGGCATTTCGACTTAATAAGCGAGTAGAGACACTGGAAGAACATGATAGACGAGATTATGAAAGTCTTCGGAGAATCGCAGAACGAGATTCATTAATTCTGGAAGTGTTATCAACCATGCTGGACAGTCAGATCAGTGGGAATAACGTCGAGGAATTAAAAAAAACAAAACAGAAGCTTACAAATTATCTTGCACAGAATCAGCGTTAATTGCATTAATAAGGGGTATGCTCATGAAGTTATATGTATTCACTAAGAAAGATATAGACAGGTTCTTGACAGAGTGTAATTTTACACCGGATGAGGAAAGACTGTTTCGGTTGAGATGCCAGGAATACACTCTTGAATACTGTGCTGAACAGATGAATGTGAGTATATCCACGGCGAAACGATTAAGCCGGAGGGTGAACAATAAAATAATTAAAGTATGCTGATACGATAAAAGCCCCGGGATTATCTCTCAGGGGCTTATTTTTATTCTGATTTTATCTGTTCTTCGTATTTTTTTATGAGCCATTCCGGGACCGGTTCGTCTCCGTCATCACCTCTGTATTTGATCGGGTCAATATTGTTTGTAAAACACCACTCCCAACTGTTATAATCGTCGCCGTCTTTTGACACGATGTAAAATATATCGTATTCGCTATCTACAAATGCCAACGTATCTGTTACATTCATTGTGTACAGCATGATATACATATTTCTCCTGTATGCGTATGCCATTTCTAGCGGCGAATCTTCGCCACTCAGAAATCCCATGAACATTTCAACGTCGTATGAATCTTTCGACAATTTGTTATAATAATCGTAGACTTTTTCATCCCATCCGTCTGGGAAAGTTTTGCGTTCTTCTATTTTCTCGTTATCTTCTTTAGCCATTTTGTAAATGGTTTCAAGTTTTACTCTCTTAATCATTTTACACGTCTCCTATTTCACTTTGCAATCTTCTAACACAACTCTTTCTAACAAAGTAACAACATAATCAGGCGGATTTCTTTTACCACCCTCCCAGTTTTCAATTGTCCTTTTGGGAATTTTGTACTTATCGGAAAAAGCCTGCTGACTTAATCCAGAAATTAATCTAATTTCTTTGATGTTCATATTGTTTTACCTCTTAATACGCCCGAGCATACGAAATAAAATTCTGCTCGGCGGTCTCGTCAACAAGTTCCGCCGGGATTCTCACCCAGTCCTTTCCCAGAGATTTTATAAAATCATCTTTCTGGGATTCTGCGCCACACAGCCAATCTGCTGTGACTTTGGCACATCCGAAGTTTTCGGAATTGTTCCGGGCTACCTGTTTCAATTCGAATTTTTTCATTTCTGTTTCCTCCTTGATTTTTGTTCTCCCTTGTTTCTGATATTATCATACCACTCAGTGGGTGATATGTCAATACTTTTTTGATACTTTTTTGAACTTCTTAGATTAATACTTCTGTGCAAAAATATAATCAGAAAGGCGGTGTATAAGATGGCATTATATAATAATCCTTATCAATATAGTTTTGGCGTTCCGGGGCAGATGAATCAGTTCCAGCAACAGCCTGTCCAGATGCCGGCTCAACCAGTACAACAGCCCCAGCAGAATAACAATGGCATCCTGTGGGTGTCTGGAGAAGTCGGTGCAAAATCTTATCTGGTAGCACCCGGAACAAGTGTTTTACTGATGGACAGTGAGAGCGAAAAGTTCTACATAAAATCCACAGACGTTTCCGGTATGCCACAGCCATTACGGACGTTTGAGTACCACGAAATAGGCACTCAGATGCCACCTAAACAGCCTGCTCAGAACATGGACAGTAAATATGTCACCAGACAGGAATATGACGATTTAAAGGGCAAATACGAAGCTATTATAAACCGATTAAATTCTTTTTCTGAACCTGTTAGAGCTAATACCGCACAGGAATCAGCAGTCAAGGGAGGAAACGCAGATGAGTAATCCATTATTCAATGCCCTCGGTGGTGGGATGTCACAGGGAAACGGGCCAATGCAGATGATACAGCAGTTCATGCAATTTAGACAGAATTTTAAGGGAGACCCGAAAGCAGAAGTTGAGAAGATGTTACAGTCTGGGAAGATTTCTCAACAGCAACTTAATCAGGTTCAGCAGATGGCAGGGCAATTCCAGCACATGTTGAAAGGAATGAAATAGTACATTACAATCTGGCCAGATTGATGTAAATACACAAAAAAGGAGATTATATTATGGATGGAAATTATAGCTTAGCAGATATCGCCGCCGCTACTGGAAACGGTAGAAATAATGACGGCATGTTTGGCGGAGATGGTAGCTGGTGGATTATTGTTTTATTCATTTTTGCTTTCTTCGGATGGGGAAACAACGGCTGGGGCAATAATGGCAATGGCGGCGGATATGCAGCCACAGCAGCTACTCAGGCAGACATTCAGAGAGGATTCGACAATTCAGCGGTAATCAGCAAACTTGATGGAATCAACAGTGGCCTGTGCGATGGTTTTTATGCCATGAATAATGGTATGCTTACCGGATTCAATGGAATCAACACAAACATCATGCAGACCGGCTTTGGAATCCAGCAGGCAATCAATGCTGATACTGTAGCAAACATGCAGAACACCAATGCTTTACAGGCACAGCTTGCGAACTGCTGTTGCGAAACCAGGGAAGCTATCCAGGGTGTAAATTACAATATGGCACAGAACACCTGTGCACTGCAGAACACTATGAACAGCAACACAAGAGATATTATCGACAGCCAGAACGCAGGAACAAGAGCCATTCTTGACTACCTTTGCAATGAAAAGATTTCTAACTTGCAGGCTGAAAACAATGACCTCAGACGTGCTGCTTCTCAGGATCGCCAGAGTGCGTTACTCACAACCGCAATGGCTTCTCAGACACAGCAGCTCATTAATGCGATTAATCCAGCACCGATTCCGGCATATCAGGTTCCTAACCCGAACACATATTACGGATGCGGATGCAACACCGGATGTAATTGCTGATAACTTCATATCGAGAGTATCTTTCGATTGATTCGAATGTCGGCTTATGCCGTATTACACATAGGGGCAGGCTAGAACCTGTCCTTTTGTGATATGAAAGGAGTATTTTTATGGCAGAATTTACAAGTGTAGCTGCTCAGACTGTAGCAGCAAATGGAAACGTAGTATTTTCAAATACAGCAGTTAAGGGTTCTAACTGCATTCAGCACAGAGAGGGAAGCGGAATCATCACTCTAAGAGGACTGACTAACCAGTGTAAAGCGAGATTCTTCGTGGATTTTTCTGGTAATATCGCAATTCCAACAGGCGGTACTGTCGGAGCTATTTCTCTGGCAATTGCAATCTCTGGTGAGCCGGTTCTTTCTTCCCAGATGATTTCCACACCGGCAGCAGTAAATCAGTACAATAATGTGTCCTCTGGCATCTATATTGATGTGCCTCGCGGATGCTGCGTTAATATCGCGGTAGAAAACACAAGCGATCAGGCTATTTCTGTTGCGAACGCGAACATTGTTGTGACTAGAGAAGCGTAGGAGGTGTAATTATGAGAGACGTTAAAGACTTATGTGCAAGAATCGAAGATGAACTTTCCAAAATCGCTGACAATGGACTGACTACCGGAAATCTGGAAATGACATACAAACTGATTGACATGTACAAAGACATAAAGAACACGCAATACTGGGATAAGAAAGCGGAGTATTACAACGCTGTTCTTGATGAGATGCGCGGTGGATATAATGACGATTACAGCGAACGTGGAAGAAAGCGCGACAGCATGGGGAGATACAGCGCAAACGGCGGCAGAATGATGCCGGATTACGACCGTGGCAGTTCTTATGCCAGACGTGGTGAGCATTATGTTAGAGGACATTACAGCCGCTCTGACGGACGAGATGCTTATGACGACTATATGACACAGAAACAGAGCTATCGTTCCGGCAAGTCTGAAGACTGCAAAAGAAAGATGCTCGCCGCATTGGAAGAACATCTGGACGAACTTACAACAGAAATGAGTGATATGTCCAAGGATGCAGAGTGCCGGGAAGAACGTGATCTTGTCAAGAGATACGTAGAAAAACTCCGTGATATGCTCTAAAAACACAAAAGTGGTAGAGAGGTAGTTAAAAGAAATCTGTTATAATGTAATTGTGCAGCAGGAAGCACAAGTAAAACGGTTGTTTTTGACATTTTCGTTTTAATCCTCCTTCCTTTAATTTAGTAGCTGGTACGCACGCTTTAACGGAAAGTTGAACAGGTTCGAATCCTGTCGTGCGTATTTGCCATCTGGCACGCAAGATGGCTCACCTCCTTGATTAAGGTTTTTGTTATTCATACTTTTCTTTTAAAAAAGAAATAAATATCCGAAACAACTCGTGGCAGGCATGACACGTTAAACACCTTGCTAACCCGGGAATCCGGGTTATGTGGAATGTACGCTAGTGGAAAACTGACAGAGTCGCACTCTGGTCTCCGGTTCGATTCCGGGCGCTCCGCTTTAATCCGCTTAGAGTTAAGCTGTTTGTATACAGGTGGTCTATGTCTCAGGTGGATTTACGCTATAGCGAAAGAAGTGAAATTCACCCCAGTTTCTTTTTAGAGGGTTGGCCGTTATAGGCGGCATGGAATGTAGCTCAGTGGTAGATCGCACTGTAAATGTGAGGTCGCAGGTTCGATTCCTGCCTTTCCGATTACCTTGCCAGTGGTCTAACTGGCTTAATCCATTTACCTGCGGCGGCAGGTCAATAAACACGACCAGGAGGATGTTATGCAGAAACTTATTGACACTTTAAAATCATTTGGAATTGAAATCCCGGAGGATAAACAGGCAGATGTAAAGAAAGCACTCTCTGAGAATTACAAGAATGCAAAGGAAGTTGCAAAAACTCTGTCAAAAGTCGAGGGAGAACGTGATGACTGGAAAGTACGTGCTGAGACAGCAGAAGAAACCTTAAAAAGTTTTGACGGTATCGACCCGGCAAATATTAAAAGCGAGTTAGAGACTTGGAAACAGAAAGCGGCAGATGCAGAGAAAGAATTCAATGCAAAAATCTACGACCGTGATTTCTCGGATGCTCTGAAAGTGGCACTCGATGACGTTAAGTTTTCCAGCGAAGCGGCAAAGAAATCAGTCATGGCAGACATCAAAGAAGCAGGATTAAAGCTGAAAGACGGCAAAATTCTCGGATTAAATGATCTGATTGAGCAGATGAAACAGTCTGATGCATCCGCTTTTGTGGACGAATCTCAGCAGCAGGCTCAGCAGAACCAGGCAAGATTTACCACTCACGTTGGACAGCAGCAGACACCGGGAAGTATGACCAAAAAAGATATCGAAGCGATCAAAGACCCGTCCGAGAGACAGGCTGCAATTGCTCAGAATATCCAGTTATTCCAGTGATTTTTACACCGACTATACACCAGAGTATAGCCGCTAACCCAATACCTTAACAATTATGGGTAGAAAGGATTTTTTATGCCAGCAAAAACAAATCTTATTATGACTAATGATATCCAGGTAACGGCACGTGAGATTGATTTTGTTACCAGATTCGAAAGAAACTGGGAACACTTGCGTGAGATTCTGGGTATCATGAGACCTATCAAAAAGCAGCCGGGTGCTGTACTCAAGTCCAAATACGCAGAGGGTACTTTACAGCGTGGAAATGTTGGTGAGGGTGAGGAAATCCCTTACAGCAAGTTTACCGTAAAAGAAAAGACCTATGCGGAAATGACTATCGAAAAGTACGCAAAGGCTGTATCTATCGAAGCAATCAAGGACCACGGTTATGAGAACGCCGTTCAGATGACTGATGATGAATTCCTTTTCCAGCTTCAGACTGATGTTACCGGCAGATTTTACGACTATCTGAAAACCGGTACACTTACTTCCACAGAAACTACATTCCAGATGGCTCTGGCAATGGCTAAGGGTCGAGTAGAAAACAAATTCAAGCAGATGCACAGAAATGTGACTGGTGTTGTTGGATTTGTCAACATTCTGGACGTATATGAATACCTCGGAGCAGCTGAAATTACTATTCAGAACCAGTTCGGATTCCAGTACATGAAAGACTTTATGGGATTCAACACAATCTTTTTACTGTCTGACAGCGAAATCCCGAGAGGACAGGTTATTGCAACACCTGTCGAGAACATCGTTCTGTATTATGTTGACCCGAACGAATCTGACTTCGCAAGAGCAGGGCTTGTATACACCGTATCTGGCGAGACAAACCTGATCGGATTCCACACTCAGGGCAACTACCACACAGCAGTTTCCGAAGCGTTCGCAGTTATGGGACTGACTCTTTTTGCGGAGTACATTGATGCAATCGCAGTAATTACCATTGATGAGACACCAACGCTTGGCACTCTGACAGTAACATCTGCGGCAGGAACAGCAACTGGTGATACAAAAATCACTGTAAACCCGGCTAAAGAAAACGCTAACAATGTGTACAAGTACAAAGTTGGTGCATCTGAAACAGCTGTAACTTATGGCCAGAATCTCAGAAACTGGACTACATGGGACGGAAAAGCCGACATTAAGGCAGCAACCGGGCAGAAGATTACAGTGGTTGAGTGTGACGGAACATACAAGGCACTGAATGCCGGAAGTGCAAGCGTAACAGCGAAATCATAAACGTAGGGGGTGATTGGCATGGCTTATGCAGATTATAAATTCTATACAGAATCATTCGGCAATGTCGTGCCAGAAACCGACTTTCCACGACTGGCAGAAAGAGCCAGTGATTTTGTGGATACAATGACATTTGACAGGTTGGTGGACGGACTGCCAACAAACGAACGCTCACAGAAGCGTATCAAAAAGGCAGTCTGTTCATTGGCTGAATTAATGTATCAGATTGAGCTTGCCGAGAAGAATGCTACCAATGCCGCTGCGAGCGGTACATCAACTGCAATCGGGACCGGTGGTAGCACGACAGGCATTGTAACATCTGTATCATCTGGCAGCGAATCCATTTCTTACGCAACACCTCAGCAGAAAGCATCGGGCGCAAAGGAATGGAGTGCGGTGTATGCCGCCGCCGGAGATATACAGAAAACGAACGACTTACTTTACAAGACAGCTTTACCGCTTTTGATGGGGGTAAGGACGGATGATGGAATACCGATTTTAAATGCGGGGGTGTGAGTATGAAATATGTACGAATAAAACCGACTATAGTTGAAGCTATTCAATGTTTTACCACTCCTGAAGGTATAGCTCAAATTGAAAAGTTTGTTGGCAATTCGGTAAAAATCAATAACAATCTTAACTCACCGAACATTGAGATTTCTACATATCCTGCTCTATTTAGAGATGGTGAAAGAGTAGATTCGGTACTCATAGAGCCTGGAGACTACGTCTTGCGTGATGAAGAAGGATATTTTGATACAATGGTAAAGGATGAGTTTGAAGAAGAATTTAAGGAGGTATCTGAATAATGGACATTGCAACACTTGGCTCATGTATCGCAATCGTTATGATCTGCTACATTGTGGGAATGGGCTGTAAAGCATCAAAAAAAATCCCTGATGAATGGATTCCGGTAATCATGGCGGTTATTGGTGGCATTCTCGGAGCTGTCGGGATGGGAGTTATCCCGGACTTCCCGGCAACGGATTATATCACAGCGGTTGCGGTCGGTATGTTTAACGGATTATCAGCAACCGGAGTGAATCAGGTTATTAAGCAGACGGTGCAGAAGGAATAATTAAGGAGGGTATCATGTACGAAAAAACGGTGACGATTTTTGATTATTATGAATCAGCCACGACAGGAGATGCGTACTGGTATCCTCACGTGCTATCCGGCGTTGACCTGATTACGGACAAAGGAGCAATCCTTAAAAAGTACGGGCCAGACGCAACAGACAACGCACAGTTACACGTTCGATACACTGTCCAGAACGGCAATATAACCATTACCGATAAAAACGGCAAGATTCTTCCATGGATTCCACCTAAAGAGTGGAAACAGCAGATTAACAACGCTCTGGAAGACACTATCACATTCTCAGATGAGTCGTTCTTCTGGGAGGGTGAGTGGACTGGCGGAACGGTAATTGACAGTGATTATCGGAGCGGATTCTACCAGTACATGAATGAGAACAAGGATAACGTGTTTAAGATTACCAGTGTTGGCGGTCCGTACACACTGATTCCACACTTTGAGATTTTGGGTAAGTGATATGAGTAAAATTCATCATTTCAAAGGATTCTCCATAGTCGATGGAGATATGAAAATCAAACTGAATATGGACAGGTTCTCAAGGCAGTATCAAGAAGCCCAGTATCTCCTTGATGGAATGGTTATGGACAGTATGGTGCCGTTTATGCCGATGATTACAGGGGACTTTATCAACCGAACAAGAGTTGAGAGTACATCCTTACAAGGAACTGGGAAAGTATGCGCGGCGGCGGCTCCTTATGGACGTTTTCTGTACGAGGGGAAAGGAATGGTTGATGAAGCAACTGGAAGTCCCTACGCAAGACGTGGAGCAAAGAAAGTTCTTGTTAGTCAGTTTTCTGGTCAGACAGCCGCAAAGGAAAATCTTGAATACACCAAACAAATTCACCCACAGGCACAAGCAAAGTGGTTCGATGCCGCTAAACGACAATACGGCGACACATGGATTCGTAAAGTAAAAGCACAGGCAGGAGGTGGCAGACATGGCGGATAAACCTATCGGAAAAGATGCAACTGGATATGAGATTCTGACAGATGCCATGAAAGCACTTCTAAACCAGTATCCAGGGTTATACGAAAATGAAACAATCAAGTTTGAAGAACTCGGCAAAGAATCAGGAATTGCGTTCTCGGCAGACAACGGGGCGTTGATCTATTCAGAGAAAGAAGACGTTTGCGGAACGATGCATCAGGTATGTCAGTACCCATTTTACGTGGTATATCGTACAGCATCTGACAAAGAAAGGCAGAAACTATCTGTTCAGAAGTTCCTTGACAATCTCGGTAAATGGATATGCCGGGAACCAGTTATTATAAATGGCTCTGAGACGCGTTTAAATGTGTTTCCAGAGCTTTCACAGGGGCGAGTGATAAAACGTATCACACGTGACAACTCCTATGGTTTAGAACCGCAGGAGAGCGGCGTACAGGACTGGTTGTTACCATTGTCGGTGCGCTACGAAAATACTTACGAAGCAATATAACAAGTAACAACCGGCTATCAATTGGAGATAGTCGCTAACCTACACAGCCTTTTAAAGTTATAGGCAGAAAGGACATTTCTATGCCAGTTACAGGAAAAATTGACCGTAAATATATGGCTCATTATATCGACGCAGGCTCCCTCTGCGGAGGACTGACGCCGAAATATGAGCGTCTTGGAAAAGACCTGGAAGAGTACAATGTAGAACTCAATCCAGACACTGAAACATCTAAAAACATTCTTGGAGAATCCACATTTAAGCATAACGGCTACGAAGTTTCTTCTGACGCTGATCCATTCTATGCAGACACTACTTCTGATCTGTTCACAGCATTGCAGAAGATCGTAGACAACAGATACAAAGACGATAATCTCAAAACAAAAGCAGTTGAGGTTCATCTCTGGACAGAAGCCACAGCAGGCAAGTATGAAGCATATCAGCAGGACTGCTACGTTGTGCCGACTTCCTACGGTGGTGATACATCTGGCTACCAGATTCCATTTACTGTCAACTATACCGGCGAGCGCGTAAAAGGAAAATTTGATATCAGTTCCGGCACATTTACAGCTGACAGCGAATAATTTTTAGGAGGATATAGAAAATGGCAAAAACAATTAATACAAACATTGATGATGGATTTCTTCTTTTCACATTCACAAACAAACAGGGTGAAGTGTTCTCTTCATTTAAGCTGAACCCTACCGACATTAACGTTGCAGCAAGAGCGGAAGAATTGGAAACTTTCTTTGAGCAGGCTCAGGAATCTGTTAAAAATGTTTCTTCCAGCAAAGAGATGGCTGAGATTAATAAGCAGATTGAGGACAAAATCAATTATATGCTCGGATATGAAGCATCTAAGGATTTATTTAAAGAACCAATTACCGCAACAACTGTTTTTGGAAATGGTCAGGTATTCGCTTATATCGTCCTTGACAAAATCAATGAAGCACTTACTCCAGAGATTGAAAAGAGAAAGAAAAAAATGCAGGAAGTGGTCAATAAGTACACGGAGAAGTATACAAAATGACCGCCTATGAGTTGCCCACCTCACTAAATATCAGTGGGGTGGATTTTTCTATCAGAACGGATTTTCGAGTAATTATTGACATTCTGGTCGCCATGAATGACCCAGAATTGGACGAACAGGCGAAAGCTGTTGTTATGTTACAGATTTTGTTTGAGGACTGGCAAAGCATACCCCCAGAACATCTTACAGAAGCTTGTCAGAAAGCTTGCGAGTTTATTGACTGTGGTCAAGTTGATGATAGTTCGAATAAGTCTAAGCCCCGTTTGATGGACTGGGAACAGGACGGAGATATGATTGTTCCGGCAGTAAACAAGGTTGCTGGTAAAGAAATCAGATCAGTACCTTATATGCACTGGTGGACGTTTTTTGGATACTTTATGGAATCTGGCGAGTGCCTGTTCAACACCGTAGTTGGAATCCGGTCAAAAAAAGCAAAGGGCGAAAAGTTCGATAAATGGGAAAAGAAATTCTATCAAGAGAATAAAAACATAATTGACATAAAAACACGTCTCAGCGACGAGGAGCAAGCTTATAAAGATAAGCTGAATGAGATGTTGAACCTCAAATAGTTAGGAGGTGGACACATGGCTGCTGATGGCTCAGTCATTATTGATACCAGAATGGACACATCAGGCGTGCAAAACGGCGTATCAGCAATCAGGCAGTCTTTTAACGGACTTGGCAGCGTAGTAAAAAAAATAGGCGTACTGATTGGCGGAGCATTTGCGATTGGAAAACTGACGCAGTTCGGTAAGGAATGCGTAGAACTCGGCTCTAACCTTGCCGAAGTGCAGAACGTGGTTGATGTTACATTCACAACCATGTCGGACAAGGTAAACGAATTTGCAAAGAATGCTATGACCTCTGCCGGACTGTCAGAAACCATGGCAAAACAGTATGTCGGAACGTTCGGAGCAATGTCTAAGTCGTTCGGTTTCTCCGAAGCACAGGCTTACGACATGTCAACAGCTCTGACACAGCTGACTGGTGACGTAGCATCATTTTACAACATCAGTCAGGACTTAGCCTATATCAAACTGAAATCAGTGTTTACAGGTGAAACGGAAACACTCAAGGACCTCGGCGTGGTAATGACTCAGTCGGCACTTGA